GGTTAGGATCGGATGGGATTGTGATGACATCGGAGTAGAGCCTCGTTACGGGACGGTCGCCTTTGATGGCGAAGAGGATGGCCTGCCAGCGACGGAAGGGACCGTGCTCAGGCCAGGGGGCTCGGATCCCTCCAGGGTTGTGCCAGATGAGAGGTGTGCGAAAGCAACGCCAGCCAGCCTCAGCCATGCAGCTTCGAAGTTCGGCGAATCGGTCGATGTCGCAGAAGCAATAGAGGTGAGCTTGTGCTTTCGCAAGGCGGAATGAATGGAGTGAGAGAGCCCGAGCGAGCTGAGCCCACGTCTCGTAGGAATCGTCGTAACTATGACCACCTGCTGTCTTCCCTGCCGAGTCGCCGAAAGAGTCCGCACTAATCCCATACGGCGGGTCTGTACAAATAACGTCGAAAGTTTCCGCTGGCAACTCAGGCATAATTTGCAAGCAGTCGCCCTTCTGCAGAGTGTGCATTTCCGCCGAGAAGGTTGTGCCGAGGGCGGCCCCGAGGGCGGCATGCCGGCTGGCCTCCTCGTGCCGCTTGAGGAGCTTGAAGGCTTCTTTTCGGGAGGTCGCATTCTTTATAACCTCCGCGGTGGTGGGGTTGGAGAGGGCCCTGCCGAGGAGGATGTGTTGGCGGACGTAGTCGTGGTTGCAGCCCTCGCTCGACCCGGAGACTTCCTCCGCGATCTGCGCTGTTGTTGGAGGACTTTCTCCAGCCGCGGCTGCTTGTCGGGCACGAAGGTTTGCAAGTCGTGAAACAGCGTCCGCCCGCTCTTTCCAAGAGAGGTCCTCGCGACGAATATTTTCCTCAAGTTCAATTTCCTCTGCGTCCACAGGGTCAATGTCCCCGAGGAATAGACAGGGACAATGGCCTTCGGGAATGATCTTATCACCACAGGTAACCTCCTGCCCGAGGAACCACAGGTGTTCCAGGGCTTTCATTCGGCGTTCGCCGGCGACTAAGGTATATTCGTCGTCTGCCCACCTCACCACGATCGGGTGGATCAGGCCGTTTTGTGCGATGCTGCCGGCGAGTTCGAGGATCTTCGACTGATCCAGGTCTCGCCGCTGGCGATTCGTCTTGATTATAATGTCGTCGGCAGGTACGATGTGAAGCTGCATGAGTCCCCTCCAGAAAGCGAGAGGGGGCGAAGGCCCCCCTCCCAAGGTTGGTTATTCGTCGTCGTCCTCTTCCTCTTCCTCGTCTTCCTCTTCCTCTTCTTCCTCCTCGTCCTCATCATCTTCCTCCGAGAGCCGATCTTCATTCGACTCCTCGATGGCGTTGATGAGGTTCTCCAGCGACTCCTCAATGGTCTGGAGGTTGGCGCCGGCGGCGAGCTCTTCCAGGGCGTCGTGGGCGAACTGGATCCTGCCCAAGAGGCTGTTATGCTCCACGGTCCAGTTCAGGGTGGCCTTCATGACCTTACCCAAGTCGAGCAATGGAAGCGATTTCATCGAAGATCTCCCCCTGATAAGGACGGTTGCCGATGGAGCAGAGGACCTGCCGGCCCCCCACGCCGAGGAGGGAGAAGGACTCCCCATCCTTATTCATCCCAACGGCTTCGCGGAGGATGCGGAGTCCGTTGTTCTTGCCGGGGGAGAGATCGATGCCGCCGGACGGCGAAACGTCGAGGCGGAACGAGTAGCGGAGTTGGACATGGTCCTGCCCCACCAGCGTCCGCACCGGCGGATTCCCCGTCAGATCGACCTCAATCGGAATGTCCACCCAGGTGTATACGACCCCCTGGTTGGACTCTTTCTTCCCTTCTGTCTGTCTGGTAGAGGGAGTGCCGAGGGTTCCGGGGAGGTTGGTTCCGGCTGGGATGGGCTGGCGGCGTGTGTTGGCGGAGGTCAGGACGGCTCCGAGGAACTGGTTTGGATCGAATGCAGATGTCATGGTTTGTGTTTCCTGTTAGTTGGGGATGTGGGGAGGTTATACCTTAACGGTCGGCGAGAAACGGCCTCCCCTGCCTTTCCATTTCTCGACGATTTTGCTGAAATCTTGCGGAATGTCCTCAGCGAAAGGGAGATTGCGGGTCTTTAGATCGCAGAGCCCGTTCGCCGTGCTCCACTTCCACCCCTTGGCGTCGCGGGTGCAGAGGATCACGTCCGAGAACATCGGCGGGATTTTGGGCGGAAGTGCGCGGCCCAACGTGCTGACTGTAATTTTTGTGCCGCCGAACGCTGGGTCGGTCTCCCTCTCAACATGGGCGATGAGAACGAAATGGCACTTGCAGCCGTCGCAGATGTAGCGAATAAGGCGCTCGAGGCTGTCTTGGGCAATGCCCCAGTCGGGCTGGCTCTTAACAGGTTTCTTTCCCACCACCATCGCCATAGCGAAGGCTCCCAACCCCGTGAGGCCGTCAATGACAAGGGCTCTGTTTGGCCCCCAACTATCTGCAGCACCGAAATCGGTTCCGGTTCGCTGGTCGTGGAAGTTGTGGAGGACGCGGAGGATTTTCTCGAACTGGTTGTTCTGGGAGCGGGTGAAGTCCTGGATCTTCGTGATGGATTCATAGGTCATGCTGCCGATCTGTTGGGCACCGTCCGCCATGGAGGCGAAGCCGCCAGGTACCGCGACCTGGAGGGTGTGCCAGTGGAGGTTATCCGGGACGGGCTTGCCGCGGTCGAGGTAGTAGCCCATGAGGGTTTCGAACCCATTCTCGAGGCCGAGGTAGAATACCTCTACCCCGGAGTCACAGAGGGTTCCGATGGAGAAGGTTTTTCCGGTTCCGGTTGCACCTTCGAGGAGGACGTTGACGCCGGCGAGGAGGCTGATGTCGGACATGGTTGTGTATCTCTCTCTATTGCTGCGATGTGGAGGAGGAGTTCACGGAGCTTCAGGCTGGGGGGGAGGGAGTCGATAAGGTCGAAATCGACGGTCTGGGTGGAGCGGTCGTCGAGCAGGCTGCCCGGGACGATCGTCGGCGAACAGGGGAAGGTGCAGTGCTCGCAGGGCTGCCCTTCGATGGAGAAGGGAGGGGAGCCGATAATCGCCCACAGTTCGAGGCAATGCGGGCACACCTTCGCTACGGACGAGGGTCTCCACCCCCGGGAGTCGAGGTCCGGGCGTGAGAGGTTCCAGTACTCCACACCGTGGAGCGAAATCGAGAACTGCATAGTCCCCCCGGACTGTTCAGCTCAGGTCTGTTTCTGTTCTAGTAACCGGATCCCACTTGCGCCGGCGGAAGTACATCTCCAGCCACGGCTGTTCGTTCTGGGACTTGCAGACGGTGCGGAACCCGCACCCTCCGTATTCGTTACAGGCGTGGTCGAGGTTGTATCGCCACCGGCGGGTCTTGAAACAGATCACCATATCTTCCAGCCAAGCGAGCATCTCCCCGTACCACCGCTCTATCTCCCAGGGGGCGAAGTTGCATATCGCCTCTTGGGTGTCGAACTTGGTCTTGAGGATGGAGACGCCGCGGACGAGGAAGCCGGCGATGTTCAGCCCCATTTCCCGGAAGCCCCAGGTGTAGCAGAGGAACTGCGAGCGCATGTCCCACTGGCGGGACCAGGTCGGGCCGAGCGATTTGGTGGTCTTGTCATCCTCTCCGTACTCGGCGCCGGCGTACTGCACGATCATATCGCCCCGCCCCACCATGAGGAGGGGCTGCTGGGTCTCGGGGTGTAGGATGGGGAGAGGGTTGGCGAAGGAGACCTCGATGGCGCGCTTTCCGCCGGGCATGAGGATGGGGAAGCCGGTCTGGTTGTTCAGCGGATACATGTCCATGTAGTACTCATAGGCCAAGCACATCCGCTCGAGCGACTTCGGGTTGTCCGGCGGGCAGGTGAAGTCCCCGTAGGATCGCATGAGTTCGCCGAGCCCCTCCGCTACGGCTATGGGTGCGGGGTGGCCGTCTTCGAAGTAGACGCGCCGGGCGCGCTCCAGGCCGGCGGCAAAGGCCTTGCCGGCATGCAGGTCGACCTTCTCTTCCTTCGCCTTCCACTGGTCGATGTAGATCTTCTTGAAGAGCTGCGGGCAGGATTTGAATGCCGCCAGCATGCTGCTATCAATCGCCTCGGGGAAGGTTGGAGTCCACTCTTTCATTCTGTTGCCTCTTTCTCATTATTCCACTCTTCCGGCTCCATTCGCTCGCCGAAGAAGTGATTGCTACAGAGCGAGGTAGCGATGATTGCGCCGCTCGGGGCTCGGATCCCTACCGAAGGAGAGCCCTCGCAAATAGCGCAGCCGACCTGATAGATCGCCACGTACTGGTCCATGGCGGGGGCTCAGGATTTCTTGGCGAGGCCGCGGAGGCTGTCCTTGAGCGCCCCCACATCCACTACTTTAGAGGCCTTCTTGGCGGCGGAGGCGGACTGGGCACCAGTTCGGTGCGCCCGCATCGCCATCATGGCTTCTTTCAGCTCATCCGGGGTGAGCGTGCCGGCGGCCATCTTGGCGCGCCAGAGGGCCATCTTCTGTACGAGTTCAGCTTGAGGGATCATTCTTTCTTCCTTCTATCTCGTCCCGATACTTTCGGAGGAGGGAGAGGATCAGGCGCTGGTAGGATCCGAGGGGGACGCGAAGTTCCGCGTCCGACCAGAGGTGGATGTCGAGCCAGGCCCGGATGTCCTCCGGCAGACAAAGGTTGAGCTTGGTGCTGCGGATGATGTTGGCAGGGCGAGGCACCTATCGCTTCCTCCCGTTCCAGTTCCAAGTGTTCCAGTTCTCCTGCCAGTTCCGAGGGTCGGGACGGGGGCGATCCCAGATGATGCGCTCGGATTTCACCCACGCCCAGTGACGGCGGATGGCCCTCGCTCGGAAGTATCTATGCAGATTGTCGATCACGCTTAGCACGCTCTTCCTCCTCTCGGATCTTAGAGTCAACCCAGCCTCGGAGCTGGTCGAGTGGGATGTCTTTCTGGACGCGGGTGAAGAACCAACGGAAGCGCATGCCGTCGAACCGATCGTCGGCAAGGAGCTGGCGAATACGGTGCTGCTTGGCGAGGCGGGCGGCATGCTCGTCTGCCGCCGACTCGGCGGTGCGCCGCGTGCGGGCTCGCTTCTTGGCGGAGGTCTCGATGTCCGCCCGGTGCTTGGCACGGGCAAGGATGTCGAGCAGGCGGTCGGCGTTACTTTTCATGCGCCGGTTATTGTCGCATTAATGGGCGCCAAAATCAACCAAGACCTCTCAAGACCTCGGCGGCGGAATCACGGTCCAAAAGCGTGCCCGCAACCACTCCGCCACTCTCTCTTCAATCTCGCCTTCAGGAGCGACGTGCGAACGGAGATAGCGAATCTCCGCCTGGAGACGATCGATAGTGGCGTCTCGCTCGGCGAGCAGCATCTTCAAGGGATCGTCGGACATGATAGGGGACCTCCACTAAAAGAGAGGCCCCCGCAAGGGGGGCCTTCTTCGCCGCCGGGACTCAATCGGCGACTCGGCCTCTAGGCGGCTGACGGACGCCGGGGCCTATTTGTGCGGTCCGCCGGGATGCTGGGGCTGCGGAACCCGCGGCTCAGGCATCGGGACGGGAAGGCGGGGAGCGCCGTTTCGCATGATGATGATGATGGGAGCAGGGGCGGTGCTCGCCACGCCTAGGATGACTGTGGCGGCTAGGATCAGGTAGAGTGTGCGCATTTCCAGTCCTCCTTCAGAATGAGTGCCGGGAACAAGTTGACAGGGATCGTTTCAGCCTATTGAAGTAGCCCTGTCATTCACCACGGCCAGATAGTTAGGGGAGGCATACCTGCTTAGCCTTCCCCCTTCCAACCTCTCCCCCGGCACGACTGGGGGAGAGGGCAGGCGGAGATTCCAATCAGGCGGCGAGCCCGCGGAGGCTCGCTTTCAGCGCCCCGGTATCAACGGACGACTTGGAAGCCTTCGCCGCCTCGATAGCATCGACGAGGGGCTTGATTTCCGGGTCGTTCCGAAGCTGCCGCTTCTGCTCGGGCGTCCAGTCCTTGATGTGATCCTTCACCTCGGCGGCGGTGCGCCCGGTGAACTGCATCAGGGCCTGGAGGAGCACCGAGGTGCCGGCCATGCCGCCGCCGACCCGAGCCTTCGTCCACTCGCCTCCGGTCAGCCGCTCGTGCAGCCGGTCGGTGGTTGCGGCCCAATCGTCGAGGTCTGGAGCATCCTCGCCGGCGAGCTCGTCCCCGTACTTCTGCTTCGCCCCGTGGCCGGCGTAGTGGAGGCCGAGCGCAGGGTTCAGCGGATACGTCCGGGAGGTGCCGTTGCGGAAGTCCAGCCTGACGCTGATGTCCGCCAGCGTTGCGCTGGCAATCTCGTCCGAGGAGAGGTCCTCGATCGGCTTGCCCTTGACGAGGACGTCCTTGTAGAACCGGGCCTTGCCGACGAACTCGACTTCCCGACCGTCTTCCATCGAAACCTTCTCGACCTGCCGGACCGGTGCGGCCTTGGGAGTCGGTGTTGCTACTTCGTTCATCTTCTTAATCTCCTGCTGATTGTGGCGGGCCCTTTGTGGTAAGGAGGCAGCCCGCCGAAATCCCCCGCAATTCGATTTCAGCCACACAATAACATGCGCCCGGAATGCGGTCAACAAAGACCTCTCAAGTCTTCCTACCCGCCGGCGGACGGCTCTTCTCCGTAGCAGTCGGACTCGAAGTCCTCGTTGAAGCCGCTGGAAGCGGATTCGTCATCGTCGTCGCTGGGTGAGGCCCAGGTCCAATCGGGATCGGTCACGGCTTCTTCCCCCTGAGTGCTTTGCGGGCGATACTCGCCATCCACGCGTCCACGGCGAGCCCGCCGCCGGGGATAGCCGTATTAGCGATCTTTTCCAGCGCCGCGCGCAGCCCATTCACGTAGTCATGCGCCTCGCCTTCTGAGCGCTGCCCAAGCACGCGCTCCCACGCGGCGAGATTCGCATCCCGTTCAGCGCGCAGGCGGTCGCGCTCATCGACTTCAGCCAGAAGCGCGGCGTTGGTCTCGTCGTTGACCGTATGCATGTCAGCGATCTCCGCCGCCTGCGCCTCAAGGGCGTCGCGGCAATCCAGAATTAACCGGCGCGTGGCATCAGGGTTCACCATTGCGGTTTCACCGGGATTGAACAGTCCGCCGACAGACAGAAACTCGGTCAGCCGCTGCACCAGCGCGGGGATGTCAGTTTCCATTGTCTATCTCCATTCGCGCGCCACACTGATTACAGTAGAACCAGCATGAACCAAGCCCGTTGGTGTGGAACGAGCCGCGCACATGCCCGATTGCGGCGCAGCGATCTTGCAACGCCCGCACTTTCGGGCAGTACTGCTTGTCAAAATCCTTCAGGGCCTCTGCCATGAATTCAAGACGCTCTCGGTTGAGTGCGTTGCGTTCTCGCCAGATTTCGTCATGTGCCCGCTTGTCGTCGGCGCTCATTAATCCTCTCCTTCCGTGCAGTGCTTCATCAGCCAGCGGCCCTGGCTGTGGTAGACGTAGGTGTCGTGGGGGGTGGTGTGGCAGTTCGTCCGCGAGAGGCACTCCTCGTAGGACTGGACGGCGAGCTGCGCCCGCGCACAGGTCTGCCTCGGGGCCGGAGGCCCCGAGTGGCACCCGCCGCCGGCCAGGAGACCGGCTGCGATGATGGTGTACTGGTAGCGGTTCATGACTTTCGTGCTCCGTAGGTGAAGGTGAGCTTCGCTCGGGTTATCGCTACGTAGTGGAGATTGTCCTCCTGCTGCAGCGCCGCCTCCTCCTTAACCCACCAGGGCCGGAGGAGGTCTGGGCGGATCAGCCAGGCGTGCTCAGCCTCCAGCCCCTTCGCCTTGTGGATGGTGGAGAAGATCGGCCCGGTGCGGCCCTCTTGGAGCTGGCGCAGCAGCGCCAGGACCTCCCCGACCTCAGTAAAACCTTCGGAGAGGGCACGGACGGTGTCGGCCTTGTCCTGGATGGAGGCGACCTTCCAGTCCATGTGCTTGGACTCGGCGGCAAAGCGTTCCCTCGCCTCCCAGCGATCTACCCACTTCAGCATCCCTTGAATGTCATCCCGGCGAGCCTTCTTGATGAAGGAGGCCAGCCCATCCAGGGCGTTGCTCAGCACCCGACAGGGCCGTCTGGCCCTGACGTGGCGCATGATGGCGGCGAAGAGCGGAGCATTGTTCCTACACATCACCAGCATTCCCTCCGGGAACAGCTCCGGGTCGGAGTCGGTCTCAAACACCACCTGTCCCTCCGGAGCGCCCTCTCGGGCGCTGATGTCGGGGACGAGGGTCTGGGCTTGTCGGATGACCGCCTGGGAGCAGCGGTAGCTGATGCTGAGAGGGAGTGTGCGCATGCGGAAGTGGGAGACGAGGAGGTCCATTGAGTCGGAGAGGGCGCCCCGGAAGCCGTAGATCGCCTGGTTGGGGTCCCCTACTGCGATCAGCCGCCCGTTTCGGGCCAGCTCCTCGATGAAGAGGTGCTGGATGCGGTTGAGATCCTGCGCCTCATCCACCATCACGGTAGGGAAGTGGGGGAACTCCCAGCGGTGCAGGACTGGGCCGTAGATCTGGTCGTCGAAGTCGAAGGTGGCGGTGTCCTGCTGCCCGTGGAGGAAGACCCGGTTGGCCCAGAGCGCCACCTCTTCCACATCCCCATCATCTACATCCCAGTCCCCATTTGTGATGGAGTGGGAGAAATCTCCCGGCCGGCTCTCACTCTCCAGCCCGAGACCGCCGCTCTTAGCGGCGGAGATCAGCCGCTGGATGAGGTAGCCGAACTTCCTCCTCTGCTCATCCGGGAGGAGCTTCTCTATGAGGGATTCGGTCTTGCGGGCGTCGAGCCTCGCCCGGGGGCAGTTGGACATCCAGAGGCGATGGCCGAGAGCGTTGATGGTCTTCGCCTCGCCCTTCTTGAGCCGGCCTCGGATCTCCTCTGCGATCGACTTGTTGAAGGCGAGGAAGATGGAAGGCTGCGTGGCGAGGCCGGCGGCGTGTACGAGAGTGGTGGTCTTGGCGGCGCCGGCCTTCGCGTCTACGCAGATTGGGCGTTCGTTCAGGAGGACCTCGGAGAAGACGGCTTTCTGGAGAGGGCTCCATTCGAAAGCGGGTTCGCCGCCCTCGGGCTGGTTGGCCTGCATGAGGTTCTGAAGTAGGGGGTTCATTTGAGTCCTTCCTCGGGGTAGCCGGCGGCGTAGTCGGGCCGCAAATGGGCCTGATTGCCATCACAGTGGCCCTTTAGGTAGAAGCAGTAGGCGAGACGCTTGTCGTCGGCGGTGAACTTCTCCGGCCCGCCAGGACCTGCAATGGCCTCGGCGGTGCGGAGGAACTCGAGCCAGCGTGCGTCGAAGCTAGCCCTTGGGTTGAGAGTCATCTTCTTTCTCCTCTTCGCCCGACGTGCCGGGCTTTCGTTTGAGGCTGGCGGCGAGCTGGCGGATCGACTCAGCGTAGTCCTCGGGGTGGGTGGTCGGCGGCGCCGGCTTCTCCTCTATGACATCGACCAGATGGGCGAGCTCATCCTGGCTGAGCGGGGCAGGGTTCGCCCGCTCCAGAGCCATCTGGCTCTCGATCTCCTGATCGGTGGGAATGTGGCCGTACTCCTGCCAGCTCTCCCCCCGCACGATCCTCCCCACCTGCCCTACGGAGAGGTGGAAGGCGCGAGCGAGCGAGCCCTGGGTTTCGCCGCGGGCGTAGCGCTCGCGCATGGCGAGCACTTGGTCGGCGGTGATGCGGGCGGCGCGCTTGTGGCCGAGTTGGAACTTAGTCATTCTGATCCTCCAAGTCCGGGTCCGGGTCGAGGTCGAGTTCTTGCTGGCCGTCCCCGGCCAGCCGGCGCCCGATCTCTTCGGCGATGGCGGCGGCGGGATGCTCCTGGCGGTGGAAGCGGTGCTCGCACCAGCAGGTGCACTTGGGGCGCCGGGCGTCCCGGCAGGCGTTCGCGTGCCGCACTACGGTCGAGGCGATGCTGAACTTGTTCATTTACCAGTTCTCCAGTGGGCCAGACTTGGCGGCGTGGCGGACGTTGCGCTGCGCATCCATTTCCACCTCCTCCAGAATGTTCTGGACATCCCGGTTGTAGCCGATACACTCCCACCGCGTCACGCTGACCTCAAATCCCTCGCCTTCCGGAAAGGCTCGGGCGATCGCCGGCAGAACCTCCTTGAGTCGGGTGTAGTCGGTGATGGAGTGGTCGGCGGTGGCGAAGAAATGCCGCCCGTTCTGTGAAACGTTTATCTTGTAGTGCATGATGCTGAGTCCTCGCTTGCGGGTGAATCCATCGAAACCCGCGCCTCCTTGCGCGGGTTGCGGTTGATTCGCCTTCAGCTGGCCTGTGCCACCTTCTTAACATCGATGAAGTTCTTGCTCCAGAGCGCTGAGACCATGGCGGCTGGCTTCGCCCCCTTCACCCCTCGGCAGATCGTCCCGATCCCTTCGTAGGTGATGGTCTCCCCCTTATGGGCGAGGACGTGCTTCCAGACCTCCCCTAGCATTCCCTTGTGGGGTGGGCGGGCGGCATCTCGATTGATGCGGTAGACGCGGCCGAGGGCGGCGAGATTGCCCATACCGTCGGCGTGGTCTATCCAGTGCCGGCTCGGGATCCCTCCCTTCGAGCCGTTGACTTGGGAGCGGGGCGGCGAGGGTCCGCCGGCGGCACGCTTGAGGAGCATGGCCACTTCGAGCCAGATTGAGTCTTGGAGAGGCTCGGGGAAGAAGTGGACGAGTTCATTCAGATCGATACTGGAAACGAGCTTGGGTTTCATGACAGTGAGTCCTCGGTGATGGGAAGGGAATCGGACGTGCAGCGTACCTCGTAGATGGGCTTCTCAACCATCTTGGTGCCGACCTGCACCAGGCGGCAGACCGTGCTCGAGAAGGAGAGTAATACCTCCACCCCCGGCACCCGCTCGCCGTCGGCGGCGAAGAGGTGGAAAGAGCCAGACCAAGAGGTTTCGAGGGCCTTTGGCCTGTCTCCATCGAATCGCCAGCCCCGGACGCGGAGGGCACGCCAGATGATTTGGAGGAGATCTGGTCCGCCGGCGATGGAGAGGGTGAGGTGGGGGCCGAAGGTGCTGGCCTCCACCTCCAGGGATTCGCCGGCGGCGAGCGCAGCCTGCTTGGCGGCGATGGATTCGAAGAGAGGGAGGTAATGGTGCTGGCTCTCCAACCAAGCCTGTTCGCGCTCGGCGGCGCGCTTGACTCGGCGGAGGAGGTCGGCGTGGATGAGGGCAGAGATGCTTGTGGTCATGGAAGTGAGTCCTCTGGTTGAGAGATTAGTGCTGCCGCTTGGGAGCGGGCGGCATGATTTCCACCTCGATCGGCTCACCCTGCGAGTCGGGGTGCTGGATGAGGATTCGCTTGAGCACGAGGCCAAGGTGGAGGATGTCGGCCGGCGGCGCCTCGCTCGCGCGGAATCGCCTCCCATCCTCCAGGATGAGAAGGACGTGGCTCGGCCGGACCTTGTCCGGGTCGAGGTTGAATCGGAGGCAGAAGCCTCGCACGAGATCTTCGAGAGAGGGGTCTTCGAGGGATGGGGGCTGGGTCATTGGGCTGAGTCCTTTGAGTCGCGGGCGGAGTTTGCCCGTGTGTTGATTATCCGTCCCGGCGGCGTGGCTGTCAACCAAGACCTCTCCTCCTCTTCCCTCCCCCTCCTTCCTCATCCTCCTCCTCCTCCTCCTCTTCCTCCTATCTACGCATGGCGTATGGATGTTTCCCCCGGCGCCCGTTCCGGGCGCCTCTAACCCCCAGACTCCGGGTCCGCCGATAGGCGGGGCTCTGCTTCGAAACAGGCGCCTTTTATCCTTCTTGTTTTATAAGAAAAAAAAAATAAAAAAAATCCCTTAGAGGTAGGGGGCGCCTGTTATCGGGCAGGCCCCGGAGGGGTCGGAGTCTGGGGGGTTTCTGGCGCCCCGGAACGGGGGGCATGAAACATCCATGAGCCATGCGAGAGTAGGAGGAGGAGGAGTAGGAGGAGGGATGATCTGGCGCCTGTTACCTCTCAGAAACCGAGCCGCCAGCGCTCGAGCCCGGCGCTTCGCCGGAGACGAGTCGGCTTCTGCAGCTCTCCGAGCCTGAGAGAGAAGGCGGGAGGGGGCGCATCCCTGCACCCCGCCCCCGCCCGAGCCCGAGCCCGAGCCCGAGCCCGAGCCCGAGCCTATTGCGGCTTCCGCAATGCGGCGAGCTTCGCCTTCAGCCCGGCGGTGTCCGCACCGCTCCCCGCCGCCGCCTCGATCGCGTCGAGGTGCGGCTTCACCTCCGGGTCCACCCGCAGGGCTGCCCTCTCCCGCCCCGACATCGCCCGCACCGCCTCTTCCGCCGCC